GTATCCAGCATTCTCAAGAGGATGTCCTCCTAACTCTTTCCAAATCTTTTTAGTGTAAACTATACCTGAATTACCTAGTCCTGTTAATTCATGTATATTATTACCATGAACTAATGCACCATTTCCCCATAATAAAAGTTCTCCATCTTCTGTAAAATATTTAGCAATGTTAGAAAGATGATTTGGTAAAGCTATATCATCATCGTCCCATACAGCAATTAGTTCTCCTGAACATTGTTCTAATGCAAAGTTTTCCTTTTCACCTATGGTGAGAAACGTTTCTTCTAAATTGATTATCTTGATCTCTGGATGTTCGTAAGATAGTTTTTGTAGAGGATAATCATTAACAATAATTAATTCTTTCTGTCCAGCATAATCTTGCTTTAAGAAAGACTCTACAGCCTCTTCTAAAAAATGTAATCTACCATAGGTGATACATTTACATGATATGAAAGGAAGATTTTCCATTTACCAAACAAGGATTACATCAAAGGGTGATACTAATAACTTGTTCTCTCCACCAATAGGAATCACTGGAGCTTTACCTAAAGATGCTGGATCTACCAATATCTCATCTCCCACCTTGATGTCTGTAATAAGATCACCTACAGCATACACTGTAAGCTTATTAAGTTTCTGCATCATCTCTCTTTCAAGAGCTTCTTTTGTGTTCTCATCCACAATAAGTTTACCTTCATCTTTCTTAGGAAGGTCTAGCAATAATCTATTGCCACGTAGTTGTTTAAAATCTGCCATTAGAATTCAATGTTAGTTAGTTTTTTAAATCGTACAATGTCATCACCCTTTAGATGAATATCTGATTGGAAGATGTCACGCTTGCGTTGTACACCTATTACCTTACCAGTCTTAGGACTAAGTGTAGGAACCTCTTCAACACGCTCATGAATGTCATCTAGTAATACTACTAGCTCATCATCAAATGCAATGCTGCGAACTACCTTGTTTACATTAAAAGAGTCTGTAAGCTCTTTGTCACCCTCTTTACGAGTGTAGAAAAATTGATTTGTCATTGGTTTATTTTGTTTAAAAGTTCAATACGTCTTCTGTTAACTTCTTCAAATCTGTATATATCATTTTCTACAGATTCATGTTCTGGTAAAGTTAATAAAATAATATTAGATTTATCATATTGTAGTTCAGGATATTTACTCTTAGGAAGGATATGATGAAAGAAAGTTGATAATGCTTCACTTCCTAGATAATCTCCACTCACTTCAGAGTAGTGTCTACGCTCTTTCCAGATCTCTTTGAAGAAAACATGCATGGGGTTTGCTTCTGTACGTACAGTTTTTATCTTATTTGTACGTATAGGTTCTTTGGGGATGTGATTCTTACACACCCCCTTAGACCAAACATAATTATTACATCCCTCTACACTACAAGTCTTCACGATTGATTTCTCGTTGAATGTACCAGATAGCTTTCTTCAGGTCTTGTTTCCTTGCACCCTTCTTGTCAGCTCTAAGTATGTACTTGATAGCATTACCTAGAGAGAAGCCTAAGTTGTAATCTTCGATAACATCTATAACCTCGAACTTATTACCTTGGTAGTGATCAGGATGATTGACCATCTCCCTATCTAGTATCTGTTTCATAACCTTGTGTGCCCCATAAGGATCATTTTCCTGTGCTGCCATGTCCATCTATTCCTCTTTGTGTTTCTGATAACTCATCTACTTCCTTATACTGTATCACTGGTACAGGTATGATTACTAACTGAGCAATACGATCACCTAGTACATAAATCTCTGCCTCCTCTAATGACTTTTTTAGATTAAATGTAACCATGATCTCACCTCTATAACCACTATCAATCACACCAACAGAGTTACTCATTAATAAATCTGTGTTACGTACAGAGGAACGTGGGAACACAAGTCCCACCATTCCTTCTGGTATCTCTACTGCTATACCTGTACCATATACTACTTGATTGTTTCTAGAAAAATCAACTGATGTCATTACAAGATCTGCACCTGCGTCTCCTGGCTTGCCAAACTTAGGCTTCTGTGCCTGTGGATTCAACTTCTTGAAGTGTATCTTCATCTTCTGTTTCGTTTATTTCGTTTACGTCATTAATTTTATCAGTGATGTCTTTCTTCAACTTATCAAAGAATTCATCATTGTCTGTTAGTAGAGTTCTAAACTCGTCAAGCTCATACTTGATCTCATTGTATGTAATAGTCTTACCATACTTACGTAGAATACCTAGGTCACTAGCCATGTCCATGATCTCTAGCATACGATCAATACCTACGCCAAACAATATCTCAAACTCTACACCTTTGAATGGAGGAGCCATCTTGTTCTTGATAGTCTTAATCTTGGTTAGATTACCATAAGCTTCTGTACCTTCCTTAGCAAGAGTCTTACTAACTTCTACGCGTACATCACTATAGAACTTTAATGCATGACCACCTTGAGTTGTTCTAGGATCACCAAACATTACACCAATCTTCTCACGATATTGACTTACTACAATAACACATGTCTGGTGCTTAGATAGGATACCCTTTAACTTAGGATAGACATCACTGTTAAGCTTAGCCTTTCTACCAATAGAACTATCACCCACCTCACCATCTAAGACTTTCTTAGGGATTAAAGATGAATCTGAGTCAATGATAACAAGATCAATCTCTCCAGTGTTAATCATATCCATAGCAATTTGAAAACCTTCCTCGCCACAAGTTGGCTGAGAGATTAACATACTTGCAATATCTACACCTAGAGCAGTGAAGTAGTTAGGATCAACAGCATGCTCGCCATCGATGTACAACACCTTACCACCATTAGATTGACAGTTAGCTACAGCATGTCCACAGATAGTAGATTTACCTGAACCCTCCCAGCCTACAAGTTCATAAAGTTTCCCTTTAACGAAACCTCCCACACCTAGAGCGATGTGATCAAATGCAATAGATCCTGTAGAAATAAGATCATATTCATTGTGGTTCTTATCACCTAGTGATAGTATGGTACCCACGCCATACTTTTTGTTGAGCGCATCTAATGCGTCATCCAGCTTAGATTTACCTGAAGCTGCTTCTGTTTGCTTTTTTGCCATTTCGTTTATTTTTTTGTTATATAAAGATACAAACTATCCATTAAAAAAGAAATAGCCCAAGTGTAAAACACCTGAGCTATTTGTACTCTACACAATCTAAAATACTAATCTTTAGATCCCTTCACCCACTTAGGAGTGTAAGGACAATTTAAGCACTTACTGCCACAGCAGGATCCTCTACTTGCTAAGAACTCCTTAGACAAGCTCGCAGGCACCTCCACCACAGGCAACTGATTCATTGAAGTTAACTGTATCATCTATCTCTTTGATTTTAGTGATATCGATTTCTTTAAGTTCACCAATAAGTGAATTATATTTCTCTTCAGTGATATCCTCGAAAGGAGCTTGTTGGTATGAACCACCCCAATAAGGTAGTACAGACAAACCATTATAGAATTCACGATTTAGCCACATCCACTCACCTACAACTTCCCATTCATTATATGTACCAGCTCCTTTATTAGTAAGAATAGTATCATATGTTCTGTCTTTATCTATAGAAATAGTAGCAGATACGTTATGTGTGTTATCACCATGTACATGTCCTGCATTGATCCAATCAGTAGAGAAATGTTTAACTCTTTCTAATGTATCAAGAGCTGTTTCTGTACGAAGGATAGAATCCTCTGGTGCCTTAACAGGAATACGTACACAGATGGTATCTTGTGGGCGTAACACATCATCCTCAACTAACTCTGGATGATTAGTCATTAGATACTGTGCAATGTCTTCGTTCTTGTTGAAACGCATTGTACGTAAATAATAATCATTATGCCAAGCATGGATACCTGATGCTGTTCCCAATACCAATGACGTTGTACCTGAAGGTTTAACACAACTAATACGAGCTGCCTCATTGATACCTGTTCTTTCAGAAATCATTTGGTTAACCTTCTTAGCAATATTCGCTGCCATCTTTAAGTCATACTTCATAATCTCTCCACTTCCTATACCAGTCATACCAATACCTAATAAGGCATCGTGTTGAGTTGTTTTAGCCCAGATAGGACGTAGGTAATGAAAGTCTGTAAAGCCTGCTTGTAATGTACCAAAGAATGCTGCAGCACCTACACGATTGTTAAGATCATACTGGTCTTCTATATCACTTACATTAACCTCACACAAGTTACAAAACTGATAAGGACGTAGAGCAATCTCACAACATGGGTTGGTTCCCCAATCTTTGTTGTTACTCCAATACAATCCTGGTTCCCCACTTCCTGATGCTTCTATACGTTTCCATAAAGCAAAGAACTCTTCTTCTGTAACTTCTCCACGCTTTAATACAGCTGAGTTGTTAGCACGTCCACGTTGCTCGTTAATCTCCCACCAATTTCCATACTTACATGTAATCATTTCTTCTTCATCATGATCAAATAAAGAGATCATGGCAGAGCGACGAATACCACCTGCAAGAACAGAGTTAGCAATGTGACATAAGATATCATGACAGTCTAGTGGAGATAACTTCTCACCTTCAGCCTTTCTATCTAACATAGCCTGAACATGTGTAAGACACAGCTTCAATGGTTCTGGTCCTGGTGCTTTACCACCTGCTGTAACTAGACGTGCACCTTTCTCACGAACAGCACGATAGTCAAACTTTGGTAAGAATGATCCTTCAAGATAAGCTTTCATTAATACCTTTACAGCATCAGCCCATCCCATGATAGAATCTTCAACTAAATATGTACGACCTTTACCTGGTTTCTTGATAGCTGGTAGCTCAGCTACGTGATGACGTTGTACACTATATCCTACACCTGTACCACCTAATAATAAGAACATACTTTCAGAGAAACTATGTAAGCTATCGATAGGAAGATAACAACAGTTGTAGATACGAGCGTTGTTAACTTCAGCAGCAGCACCAGCAAATTGTAGTGCTCTCATAGAAGGCAAGATCTTCTTGTCTCTAATCATTGGAATAGACTCCTTGATTGACTCCTCTAAATAAGGATACTTCTTGATCATCATTGCCTCATAACGACTAATGATTTCATCCCATGTCTCTCTCCTGTTCAGCTCAGGAATAAACTTTGCATACTTGCTGAATACTGTAATTTTACTCAAGGCTTCTAATCCTAAATCCATATATGTTATTGTTTAAATTGTTTTAAAAAGAAAGGCTACAAATGTAACATTGTAGCCTTTCCTAAACAATCACTTTTAAAAATTAAGTTTAACCATTTTCCTTATCACTAACTAAATTAGTTAGTCTAGTTTCTAGCATACCTATCGCTGCAATAATTGCTTCTTTTTCAGCTTCTTTTCTTGTTTTAGCCATCAAGGTACTACTCACGTCAATCTCATTAATTATAATTTTATAACTAAAGGTTTCACCTTTTTCTGTCATGATATTTATAAACAGTGATTGACTATCAAAGAAATCAAATAGATTTCTAGGATTACCATCAAGGATAGCTGCAATCTTATCTTCATCTATTCCTTGTTCTCTTACATGAGCTTTAAAATCTTCAGGAAGATTGTCATCTTTTAATGACTCTAGCATTATTTCTAAATAATAGCTACAAATAAGTTTAGAAGACTCTGGGTTCTTCTGTAATAATTCTATTGCTTTCATACTAATTCTTGTTGTTTAATTGTGTCTAAATCTAATGTTTCATTTTCTATAGTAAATCCATTCCAAACTTCCATATCATCTGTAAAAGTTATATCAAGTTTATCTTCCCAATATTGACGCAGTTCTTCGCACTTTGTAAATATTCTGTGCTGTAAGGATCTTTCATCTTTATGAAGATTGTTTTTCATAACCTTAAGAACTTTAGGAAATATATCTTGAAAGTCTTTAGATGTTTTAGAATATAAACCTTCTCTAACAAGTGCAAAGTCCTTCTTCCACTTCTTATCTAATATATATACAACAACTACAAAACCATCTTCATAATCATAATCGTCGATTAATTGTCTTGTACGTTCTGATTCATTATCTAAAAACTCTCTAAATCTATCAAGATTGGTTGGTTGGAATAAAAGATATACAGCATCTTTATACTGTACATCTTTTCTAACATCACTTAAATAGCCATTCAGATAACCATTTTCTTTAAGGTTATCTCGATTTATCTTAAGAGTGGGCACTATAAATATACTAGTGATTGTTTTCTTTAATTCCATATTATTCTTTAATGTTTACAATTCCATTCTTTAAATAATTCTTACTAGATATATTCCATACATCATTCTCAATTGCCCATTTCAAATCATCAATTATTGATAATACTCCAGGATACTTATATCCTTTATGTTCAAAACCATCTCTAGCGTTTTCCATATCTTCTGTATCTAGTGTATAGATGAGAGGACTAAAATAGTTAGTGCTATCACAGACAATGAAACTAGGATATGCAACTGTATATCCATCATCTACTAGTCCTTTGAAACGATAATGCGCAGCATGCCAGTATAAAAATGCTTGAATATATGCTCTTCTGTAAAGATAATATTCTTTGTAGAAACCTTCAACACTCCATGTACATTTTAAATCATACACTTGGATAATTTTATTTTCATGATCTACAATCACCTTATCCATCATACTCTTGAACTTATGACCATGCACTTGATAGTCTTCTACCTGAAGCTGATTATATACATCCATTTTGTATGTATTTGTTTGATTAACAACAGGTGCAGTGATAGGATTGTTACGTAATTCTGTCACAATATTTTCAGAATTTGTGACATCTTGTATAGATACAACTGTCATTCCTTTTGTTCTAACTATCATAATTTCATCAAAATATACTTCTGCTTCAGACCCCATGAATTTAGCCATCACAGCTTCATATTTAATCTTGAATCCAGAATCTTTATACGCATCTTGAGAAACATCAGCAAACTCACGAGTTATCTCTCCTAATGCATTAGTAGCAGCCTTCATATGTTTATACAAAGCTTCTACAAAATCTAACATCAATCCTGTTGGTGCACTTTCACATATAGATGGAAAGAACTTCTCATCAAATAACTCAGGCTCCATGAGCTTAGTTTCTACTAGTCTACCTATAGTGGCAGCTTTAGTTTCATCATCAGTTACCTTTTCACCAAGTACATACTTTCTGTAATACTTTCTTCTGTCTTGTGAAAACTCTTTTAGACTAGAAGAGCTATCCATTTGGATAGCCCTATACTGTGCTTCTGTTTTTAATTCTCCCTTAATCATTTTGTTTTTTGTTTTGTGATTCGTAATATGATTCTACTATTTGTTCATGCATTCTCCTTACTTCCATAGGGACACGCTTGAACCACCATCTAACTTCTATTTCGTATTCTCTACCTTGCTCATCTAATCCTCTAGGATTAACTAGCCAGAAGTTATGTGTCTTACCATTAAACTCTACTGATCCCTCATACCATATTTCTGTGAATGAAGAATTCTTATTGATCGATACTATTGCTTGTTTTTCTTCCATTAGTCTTTATCGGGTTCCCAAATATATCCATATAATTTATAAGCTTTACCTCCAACCTTACTAGTAAATTGTTTACTAGTAGATGAAATATCATTTTTAAGTTGAATAGGAGATAAAGTCATTACATCATCAGCATATTCAATTTGCATATTTACATTATCGTCTATGCATTTCTTAACATCGTAGTCTCTAACTTCAACTAATCCCTTATAAGTTTTTGTTACTTTTATTTTTTTCATCTTGTGTTTTTTTATTGTGACAAATTGAACATAATACTTGTAAATTATCCACTTCACAGAACAGCCTCTCAATGAATCCTGCTAGGTCTTGTGCAGAATTAAGACTTCCTGCTGGGCAAATATGATCCACATTAATCTGTTTATCAGGAAACCAATTCTTGCATTGATTACATTGATATTCAAACTTCTGCCTCTTCAAAGGTCCTTTGTAAGGACGTTTAGCTTTTGCTTTACATTCTGATATAGGTTTCCACCATCTAGACTTCTGTCTTAGACCACTTCTAATGAAACTCCAGAATGCTGATTCTGTCATTGTTCCACTATTTCTAGTCTTGGGAGTTACTTTTCTTTTAGCCATAATTGTATTAGTTGGGAGCAAATATAACTACTTACTCCCAACATAACAACTATATGGACTTCACTCTGTCACCAATGATGGCCTTCATCTCATTAAGAGAGTTAATTATATCTCTCACATCATTCATAGATATGGTAGGAAAATTAACTGCATGCTTCTTAGCTTCAGCTGCGAATCCTTCTTTAACTTTATCAGCTAAACCATCTAATTCATTGATAGCATATGCGTCATCAAGCTCAAGAGTATCAAAGTCAAGATCATGTAACAAGCTGGTAGCCTCTTCACGTGGTACAGTCATAATTGGTAGATACTCATAACATCTACCTTTACTTTCACCAATACCAACAACCTTCATTGGATTAATTAGAACTAGGACAGACTGGTCACCACATCCTACATAATGAATCTCATCACTAGTAAAATGTAAACCTGCTGCACCACAGTCATCTGTGTTCCATTTACATTGTTCCATTGGCATCTCTACCACTTTACCTACACGAATGTCAAATGTACCAGTGTGAGCGTCTGTAAAACGATTCTCTGCACGATTAGGGAGATCAAGATATAAATCTGTCAATCCACCAATTAGTTCGCCATTTTCTTTACGAACTACATCATCGTATCCACCTTCTCCATCACACACTGGACATACACAATCTTCTTGATCTTCTTCAGGTACATCCTCACCATAGCAATATCCACATTCTGTCCACTCATCATCATAAAGATCATCTACATGGACAAGTTTGTATTCACCATTCTCTAAGAATACTACATAATTTTCTGGACTCTTCTTCCATACAGCTTTCACCTTGTTGTAAGACTCACTGATAAACTGCACAAGCTCTGTACCACCATGAATAGTAACAACGTTACGTAAAGCTGCGAAGAATCCTTGCTTAGTAATCTTGAAGCTATTTTTCTTTAAGAATTCAAATAACTTCTCAGCCACTTCAGCACGTGGGTTTAAGCAACACCACATCCAGAATCTCTTAAGAGCTTCATACTCTTCATTGTCACTCAAAGGTTGAAGAGGATTTCTTCTACCTACAATTGAAGCAAACTCTTCCACCATCATAGGAGGAAGACTACGATTGACTCCTGACATGTATAAAGAACCATCTCTAAGATCAAAGTCAGTTAGCTTAGCTAGCCTCTTAGAACCTTCTAATATAGCTTCATTGCGCTTAACTTCTTCTTCAAACTTACGCTTCTCATCTAGTCCTTCTTTAGAACTACATACAGTGAATAACTCCACCTCATTTCTTGAGTCACGAGCACGATTGAAATCATCCATTGTAGCAGGATGTTTGCTAATAATGTTACCATCATTAAGAATAATAGTTAATACGTCATTTACAAACTTGATGTTTGAATATGCCTTACCACTAGTTGGAGCAGAAGTTGTTTCTTCTTTTAAGAACATCTCTGCTACCTTTGTATCTCTTTCAACAAGAGACTTGAAAAACTCTAAACTTGCATTGTTCATTTTGTGATTGTTTATAATGTTAAAATTTAAGCTACAAATAATGATAATTGACCTTCTTCTACAGGAACACATCCTTCAGTAATATTATAGTTACTAGTATTCATGCGCATGTTCTTATAACGACACATGTCTTTCATTACATCTAATAAACCTTTGTAATCGAAAGCATTTCCATAACTACCATGCATTTTGTTACATAACTTCTTCATGAAAGGATGTTTAGAAAAAAGTTTATCTGTACGATTGAGTTTAGTAAACATTTCTAAGTCATAAAGATTATGCTTAGAGGCGTATTCATCAAGTTTAAGATCAGCATTAGTTTCTTTAGCCCATGTATAAATCATCTTCTCTTGATAATCATATAGCTCATCAAGATCTTTCTTTAAACCTGAGTTAACTTCATCTAATACGTTACGAACATCAAACACTCTAGTGTATAATCCTTTAAACATGAAGATTAACTTAGCTGTCATCATTCTCTTGAATGGTTTGTTATGACCTTTTAAGAATGTAGCTAGAGGCATAAAGTTGTGAAGATTATACATCTCTAACACTTTAATCTCTCTATCAGACATGATGACAAACTTTACCTCATTCTCTACTTTCTTAAACATTCCAAATAGATGATCAAGAGATAAACGATCTTCTTCCTTACCATATACAGTTAGATTAACTCTTTTGTGAAGACCTTTACCATCATACACTGTAGGAACAAACTTAGCGTTAGATCCTGTCTCTCTTTCTGGAGATGTTGCTTGCTTAACGTTGACATCACCTTTCTCCTTTATTCTACCATTCTTGGCAGCTTTAGGTTTAGGCTTGTGGTTCTTAGCTTTGTCAGCAACAATCCATGCTTCAGGAACATCAATAGTATCAAGATCTATAAAGTTATCTGTAACCTTCTTAATACAGGTTTGGAATTCAGTTATCACCTCTCTCCATTGTGACTTAGGATAGTTATATAACTTTAATAAGTCATGATAACAACACATGTCTGGATTAGAATAATGAGTGGTAGTTGCCCAACCTTTATCTTTAGAAAACAATGTAAAAGGATGAGACTTCTTAAGAAACTTTGCAGACTTCTTAGCCCATAGCTCTTTGATGTAACGACGTTTACGATCACCAAACATTCCTGTGAATATAACAATCTTATCAGCTCTATGTAAAGATGTGAAAGTTACATCTGAATCCCATCTGCTACGAGACTCAGATATTCTAGCTCTGTAATTACTTAGCTCATATTTACATTCATATTCATTAAGCATATAGTCTCTTATTTTATAAAGACTTTCTGCTGTAAAATACTTACATCCTATTAATGTAGGCGTACGTGCTGGTATTGTAGCATGCTTTAGTATTTCAGATATCTCCCACTTATCACCATTATGGTCTGTAATGTGTCTAAATCCAGTAGAGAAATGATCTACCACTGCACGTACGTCATCTGTATCAGCAATAGTTTCATTGTATTTAGTCATGAACTCATTAGCCAGGGTTGTAATCTTATTCTTGATAAGTTGCTTAGCTTCTTGAGTGTATCTTAACGATTCTCTATTTGGCGTAGGAAACAATCCATCTGTAAGACTAAACCTTAATCCTATTCTACAATGATAAATTCTACTAATACCAAGCTTATCAAAGTCTAATGGATAATATACGTTGTCTAAACATACGTGCATTTCATTATCAGGACATACGTCTGATAGTTGATAATGCTCACTTCTATAGATGTTGAATGTATTGTTCATATCAGGAACATCAAAATATACATTCTCAAAATAAGCAAGCTGCTCTTTAATCTTCTTCTTGAATTCGTAGGCATCACTCCACTTAACAGGAATAATAATCTTAACACCATTACCTTCAGAAGTTGCACTATCAGACAACAAGTCAATCGAGTTGACTTCTTCTCCTTCATACATCATATACTTACGCTCTCTTCCATCTTTACGTGCAATGAAATAGAAGCTAGAAGCATATGCAAGAGGGGCTTTGAAACCAAGGCCCATCATACCAAGCTCTGTGGTAGAATTACGTTTTGTACTCTTACCATACTTGCTAATGATGTTCTCTACATCATCAGCATCTAAACCAATACCAAAATCCTCAACAGAGAATTCATAGTTGCTATTGTTATTTTTAAAGCTAACAATAATAGGATGATTATCCTTACCTGCTCTACGATGAGAGTCTAGTGCATTACTAGCGCACTCTCTAACAGTTGAACCAATTGCATCTGCATATAGGTTCTTACTCAACATCTGCATCAAAACCTGTGCACTGTCAAGATCTAATGACATACCAATAGTACCTTGCGTACTACCAACTTCTTGTATTAACGATTGTGTTTGTTTTTCTAATATCATGATTTCTAATATTTAACTTTTTTTATAGTATCTTGGATTATCAAAATGTTCCAAAATATAATTACTTATTTCAGTATTTATAATACTATGTACTTCACCTATCATCATTGAATTAAAACAAGTATTGAGAACTTGTAATCTATCATTATCAGATAAAACAATATGAGGCTTACCCTCAAGTTCTTGCTCGTTTTCATTAATCATTTCTAGTGAAACGTTAACGTCATGTAAACTATACAAAGCCTCTGTACGATATCCACGATGTCTTAAGAGTTTAATTAATTCCTCATCTCTGTTCATATATCTACTTTTTCTAACCAGTCTATTTCAAAACCGTTGTTTTCTTTTATTATTTTATTAACTTTTGTAAACGCTCCTTCTGTATCCCAATCACCATTTCTATAAGAAGCTGAAGCTGGATGACTAATTGGAAACTGCCAATCAAATCCTGTTAGATACTTACTAACCTTTGCTGCTTCTTTACCTAGAAATATTGTTGGTATTCCAGAGAATGCAAATACATTGGTGAACAGATAATCATTAAGAGGTTCCCATAATTCTAAATGAGATCCTGCTTTATTGAGTTCTGTTGTCAATGCTGCATTATACATGAACACGCCTTGATGAGCTAGATAGCTAACATCTGGATTTTTTTTCCTATCAAGGGCAAATCCACGATATAATTCTCTTTCTATTCCACCATAGAACTGTTCCAAGCTTGGCTGTAATACACCTGTTGTGCTACAGCCCATCAATAGACCATCGGCTACTGGATTTCCACTTCTCATTACATGATAAGGACACATGCCTACAATGATCACCTTAATCTCATTAAAAGGAGTTTCTTTAAAACATCTGTACACATTCTCAGAGAGAGGGAGAATCATCTTCCCCCTCTTACTCTCTGATTTTAAATGTGCATAAATCTTATCGCATTCCTCACTTTCAATAAAAGGTTTCATTTTATCATGCCAACTCTCATGAAAGAAATCCTTGAATTTTTCCCAAATCATAATGATAATTCTAATTGTCTATATTCTTGTACAATAATATTAGCTGGTTTCTGTTTTGCAACAAGCTCACCTTGAGCATTAACAAAGAAGCTATGTGCACTCATGTGATCCGTCATCCAATTAACTGGATGTGTCTCTTTCAATGAGAACGTAGTATGCTGGTATAACTCCCATAAGCTGTTCTCAGCGCCATAATTGTGCGTAGGATGCTGTAGTTCTTTACGAATGATATTTAACTCACTAGAGCTAATAAATCCTTCTTCTACAATCATACGTCCAATCAATTCACCTTGTTGTCTTTTGGTAAGCTCCACTTGCTTCATCATCTCACGTTGGATTTGCATCTCACGGAATGAATCACTAGCGCTCTTAATGTACTCAGTGATAGACTGTGGTGTAAATTCTTGAATATCACCCACATGCTTACGCTTGAATGTACCCATGTCACCATTCACCATACCGTTAGCACAGATGAATACATGTATACCAATAGCAAACTTCAAGCTCACTTGCTTGTTGTAGCTATTCTGCCATCCAATCTGGATTTGCATTTCTGAATCTGCAATGTTACTAATAGTATATCTACCATTAGCAACTTGTCCATCACCTGCCCAAGTATACACTTGTTTGTCAAGCTTGAAGCCTGACTGCTCTATACTATTCAAAGTGGTGTCAATTAACTGCCCATGACTAACTGGCTTGTAGCGATTAGTCTGTGCTGGTAGCTTCACTGCTACCAAATCTTGTAATGTTGTGTTATAAACTGGTCTTTTCATGATTGTGATATTCTAAGTTTAAATCCAAAAAATCTTGATAATATTCCTTCTAGGTTTTCTATACCTATACATTCTATAGAGTCTCCTTCTGTAGTCTCTAACCATTCTGTCTCTTGTTGTATCTCATACACAAGATCTTCTACAGCTGCTGCTAATTCTTCTACGTTCATAGTAGTTGTTTTTCTTTTAGATAGTCTTCTATTGCTTGCATACCATGGACTCTTGCTAAATCAGCCCAATCCTTAATGCCCTGAGATAAATATTTTCTAGGTACATTACAGTAATCAAAGTCAAATATCTTGGTGATTTGTTGTGAATTCTCTACGCCTGTTACGTCTGAATCAAAACTAAGAATCTGACTAGCAGAATTACTCTTGATATATTCAACGTTCTCGACAGAGAAACAACCCAATCCCTCATTCTGTACAGCACAGCTGCATGGAAAGAGTTTCTTCATCACCATATAATCCTTCTTTGATTTGTTGATAAATGCTACATCACATTGTATGATGTCATCTTTACCATCCATCGCAGTTATGGGTACATTGTTTGGTACCCACTTACTTTTTTTGTCCTTTGCGTAAGGACGATATATCTTCCACCTATCTTCATACAGATAACCAAATCTAAGTTCGTCTAACACTGCAGGAAATAATTGCTTGTTTAGATATACTTTAGACACACTGTAGACATTGTTAGCTTTTAAGTCTGCTATGTCTATGTGATATTGAGCCCAATACGCCAATTCTTCCTTCGTAAAATTCTTTGTAACAACTTGAATCTTAGAATAAGCTTTAGGCATTACCACTGGTTGTTTGTATTCAGTGACGATACGTTTATACTCTTCTGTTCTAGTAGTTCTGGAGAACCCAAGTCCAAGGTCTCTATCAATTAGTTCTAATGTTTGTTTTAAATCTCTGAGATTAAACAACATCTTAACAAAATTAAAACAAGAACCTCGTTTACTAGTGTCTGCAAAATCAATAAATGTTAATCTTCCATGCTTATTACCAATCATGAATGATGGATTATTTTCATTCCTAAATGGAGAGAAAGTTATAACATTTGGTTTCCAATCAGAATTAGGCATATAATATCTAAATATATCATACTCGCTTACTTTTTCAAGAATTCTATCTGTAGTGATGATAGAAGGACGTTTCATTCCATTTATTGGCATGTTCTTTCTTTTTTAGTGAAAAAGAAAGCCCAATCTATAAGACTGGGCTTTGCTATAATTCCTAATCAGTACTTACTTTTAATAATCAGCTCCATCTGTAGAAATAACTTTATCTGATTCTACTAGATTAGAGTTTGCATCATAATCCTGAAGATCTTTGAATGTATAATAATCCTTACATCCATATTCTCCTGTTACATTAAGAACAAATCGCTCATGTTGTTGTAATTCTTTAGAACTCTTAAAAGAGATTCCTCTAACTACATTAGCATCATTATAATTAATCAACCTCATCTTCTTGATAAAATATCCTGGAAAGAATCCTTTGTTGTAAATGTTTTGATAAGACACTGGTCCCTCTTCTTTCTCTACAGTTTTAACTGTAGCTAAGACGCCAACACTAGTTGTTAGCTCTCCACCAATTTCATCTTTCCATTCTTTTAGATTACCAACAATAACTTTCTTCCAATCTAATGCTACTTCAGCATCATCTTTTGAATAATCAATACCTCCTAACCAGGTGCGTAAGAATGTTATTAACTCCTCTTCACCTGTATATGCTACACGATAGTCACGCTTAACGAACCATGTAGGAAGATTTTCTTCACTACTAGCCCAACTACACATACCTATTCTATTAACATATTGTTTCTTTGAACCATCCTTGTTAGAACGTTTTGTATCTTCTAAGAAGAATGTCACTTTATCAATAAAATCAGTTTTAACATCTTTTAACCAGATGTCAACTCTTATTTTTGCTACACCATCTTTCTCATAAAGATATTCTGTAGCTTTGCTATCTTCCTTAAGTTCACGCCCAAGTATCTCTTTATACTCTGCTGCGTTAGGATTGATAGCAATTACTTCCCCTTCAAAGATTCCAACTTTCTTTGTAAATTCTTTTGCTGTTGTTACTTCTCTTTTTTGTCCTCCAATGGCCATGATTTCTAGTGTTTATTTGTTAAAATTATTTATAATACTCGTCAATTGTATCCACTACTGTTTGTAAATTATTAGGCATCTTGATGTTAGTGAACATTCCATCAGGACTCTTTGCAGGAAACTTCTTAAACCTATTGGTTACAAAGTTATACGTAGAAGATCCATCTTTATTCTCCTCTACATAAGTGTAAAGACAAATAGTTAATAGTCCCTCTAATACGATTTGATTATCGATTAACTTACCTGCTGTCTTAATCTTGTATCCTGTAATTTCTCCACCTTCTTCAATAGTTTCTGGATGAGAGAAATAGAACACTTTCAAATCGTCACGTAATTTACGAGCTTCTCTGAATAATTCCACCATATCTCTAGCCATAATACTAAATTTAGTGAAACCAACTTCTGTTGCTCGTGACACAATATTAAAACCCATGATGTAGTTTGAATCCTCAATCACAATGTTCTTAATGTGTGGCGCTTTCTCAGAGATTACATGTAACAATCGAGTGATCTCGACTGCGTCATCCACCTCTTTGTAGTTCTTCTTCTCTGTGTTGTACAGAGCTTCAGATCCTTTGAACGGTAACTCTTTCTTTGCTACGTTAATAATGTAGGTTTCTTCTGGGTTCAGGTGTTTGATTGATGTTGATTTACCTGTACCAGTGGATCCGACGATCCCAATTAATTTGCTTGCCATGTTATAATATTTAGTTGTTTATTTATACTCTAAGTTACTAAATTCCAGGGACATTAACAACCTTAATTTTGTCTTTATCAAAGAATTCTAGTGACTTATTTAACCACTTTTCCTCTACTGCCTCATTGGTGGAAATGATATAAATCTGTGCTTTCTTGTCTGGATTATTGTATTCCATAGCCATGCACCTATTCACCTTTTGAGCTAGATTCTCAGCGTTACTGTCAAAGTAATTCAAAATCACTTTGTTTAAAGGTTTGTATGTTACACCTGTATTACCAATCTTTACAACAGCCATATGGTTTCCTTCTCCTTCTGTAAACTTTTTAAAGCCCTCTTTGTCAGGCGATTTACTATGGTGTGAAGGTATACCTAAACTATCTGCAGCATCAGTAGTACCACAAAACACAAGTATACGTTCTTCTTTATACTTGTTTAATATTGCCTTAGTCATGTTTAACTTAGCAATACTTCCTTGGACGATTCTCATTCTCTTCAGGCGTAACATCATTGTGTCTTTACCCATAGAGCTAAGTTGATCAATCACCCAACTACACGCGTCAAAATGTTTCTTCTCTGTCCTGGCTTTACCTTTAACGGTTTGAACTATCTTATTGTCCAAGGGAACCTTGATTATTGTTATTTGATAGTCAACAATAACTCCTTCTGCAATAGCTTGCTCAATAGGATAGTGTGCTAATACAGGAAGCTGTAATCTCATATCAAGCTCAGACTCTGTTAAACTTGATAGAGTGCCTGTTAGTCCTAACACTTGATGATTGATTAATGTCAAATCATACAAAGCATCAATCTGTGCATCACTCAACAAGTGTATCTCATCAATGATCACCACATCATACTCATTGTTTACATGTTTATGTAAAGATAGGTGTGTTGTATACGTGATGTTTGAATTGTTGTATTCTCTTGCTTTGAAATCCTGTTCCCAAGAATCCTTGATTTTAACATCAGGATAGGCGATTATGATAGATATATTTGAATTCATTTTTTCCAAAATGTTAATTGTTGTATATATCTTACCAAATCTTGGACATAGATTTAGGATACCCCATTTCTTATCTAACCATATGTTAGCAAACTCTTGTTGTCTTTGATCTCTTAAACTCATGATAAAAAGAATGATTTATTAACTATAGATTGATAATCAGACTCAGTCATCTCTTTAAGTCTTGGTAGTTCTTTGAACATACCTATTTGACCTAAGAAACCTAAACCGATTCTAACATCATCCTCACCATAGCTATTTTTGATTAATCTTAAACTTCTAAAATACTTAGCACCATATTCATCTTTAAGCTTATCTAGTTGATAACCACTAGGGTCTTCCACTTTATATCTCATAGGATCAAATAATGCCACTACAACATCAGCATCGTTCTGTGTAGATGAACTATCAGCAAAGTCTTCTAGCTGCGGTTCTACATCACCATTCTTAATCCTCATAGGACTAGAGATGTCACGATTAAACTGACTGACAACAACAGGTGTATATCCAAAGAAGTCACGAGCATATCTCAGCTCATCTGACATCTTGTCAATAGACGCTTTCTTTGTATTATAATCTTTGGTAGTCTTTAACAAACCAATGTGATCGATAATCACCATAGTGATGGTGTTATCATGATTAGGCTCATACACTCTATTGTATTTATCCACCTCATGTATTACACCATTCTCTTCAGCATGTTCTTTCAATTGTTTTGCTATGCCCACTGGGTTCTCTGGACCATCAATGATTGTAATCACTTCTTTCATATTACCAATGTAATCTTCATATGTTAGAAATAGATCGTGCTCATCTTTAGTCATCTTAGATGTCCAGCCCAATAGTTTAGGCACAGGTATAATCATACCATGATCTAGAAATATCTTTCTACTAACCCACTTTGCAAACTTGTATGTTCTACTACGCTCCATAGATCTATATATAATCTTTAGCTTAATATCTGTATTATTAGCCTTAGAAATATACCAATCAAATGGATTGAGAACATATGCATCATCAATGAAACTAGTCTTACCTGAACCAGTTAAGCCACCCACCAATGTGTACATAGACTTACGAATACCAATGTATCTATTCAATCTATCAAATCCCATAGGAATACCATTATTCCTACCATCAAGTCCATTCTGAACTTCTTTTGCCAAATCTTGAAAACTCATATATCTGTCCCTCCTGCTGGTTTAGTTGATTCTTTAACTGTTATACCTTCTCTAACCAGTTCAATGAATGGTTCAAAGCTACGTTGTGTAAGATATGTCAAACTGTTCTGCATGTATTTTAGTTTGTTCTCATTATTCTTTACAGAGTTTTCTTTCTTCTGTAAGATATCAAACTCTAATGCAGCTATTAGATCATCGGCTGTATATTCTCCTTCTGATAGAATAGCATTGAATTTAAGCTTACAGTTTTCTATGTCTCTACGTAATGCTCTAGTACCTGCAAATGTTTTATCTTTGTGTTTGAATGTATCAGTGCCTGGAAAAGCTTTCCACCATCTTTCAAAGTCTTCACTAGCAGGTTTTTTCTTAAGAACTGTTTTCTCTGTTGGAGCTTCTTCTTTAAGAAACTTAAGAACGTTTTTGCCTGTTAATGTTAGTTTGCCTGATTCAGATAGTAAACCTTTACGGTAGAGTCCTTGATACAACATTTCTAGTTTAACGTTTCCATTACATGCATCTTTTAAATCATGGCCTTCCTCCACTAGTTTGAGGAGAAAGACCATGTCTAATGTAAAACCATTCTTGAGTAGCTCTTTAAAATGATAGAGCGTCAATTTTACGTTCATAATTTCTAATTATTCTGTGATCTATTTTAGCAATTAAACTTTGAGGAATGCACACATTAATCTTAGCCCTCTCTTGTAGAGATTCTAGATCTTTTAAATGAACTTTATCGCTCATAAAAGCTTCAATTTGAGCGATACCTGGGTCATTTAGTGAGCGATAAAATAGCTCCTTCTCCTCTTGCAAATATACTAAATCCTTGAGATTTTCCATCTCATAATCCTCAATATGTATCATTATTCTGTATCATTATAACGTTCGTACTCTCTAAACTTTGGATCTAATGTTCTTCCTTCATTGTCCCAAAATGATTGACAATAATAGGTTCCCTCTTCACGAGGTGATTCAGTAAAGAACGATTGTCTAAACTGATTCTGTGGTGCTGTGTGCCTGTAGCACGTAAACTTCATAGGACATTTCATGTCCCTACACATTGTTATATCAGCCATTGCTTTGTTGTTTAATTAATAACATAATCTCTCTAGTTAAAGAACCTGCTGTTTTAGTACCATCAAGATTCCAACGTATAATAGCTGTTTCTATAGCACTATATAATTCATCTTCCATATTAGTAAACACTTAAAGGTTCTACAATTTCTACTTGTCTCTTACCAAAGTTATCAGTATACTCAACATGATATTGTTGAAGGTTTGCTAATGATGCTATAACAACTACCTTCAATGAGTCTGGCTTTAGATATACAACATCACCTACTTTATACTTCAATGTAGGTTTTGGTTTCTTTGCATCTTCATTTATGAAGTGAATAGCTCCCCAAATAAATAACCCCAATAACACAATCAATAATATTGCTCGTAGTAATTCCTTTCTATATTCAGTCATTGTCTTGTTGTTTAGCTATTTCTATTAATTTATCAATACAAGCATTCTCTGCTTCTTCGTAGGTTTTAAAATCTATATAACCATCAATGCGATTAAACTTTATTTTTATTGAAAATGCAAAAGATAAATCATCTTCATATTGCCAAATATCACATTGAGAATCATACTTCTCCCTAAACCATCTAAATACTTGTTGTTTAAGTGGAGCAGAAATATACCCATCTGATAGTCCTGAATACATAACACCATAATTAGTGTACATAGTATGTTCACCCTTTACATCATATAATGATGCTTGATTACCAAACCATGGTGTAACATCAAACCCCAATTCCTTTAAGGCTAATGCTTGCTCGTATGTTACAAATTCTTTATTCATTTTCTTGTTGTTTATAAGTTTCGTTATAAATATCTTCAATTGGTTTTAGTAGAACTACATTTCCATCATAATCACCACAAGCATTATCTAAAACTATTTGAGCAAATTTTATCATCTGCTCTTTTTCTATTTTTTCAGCATACTCAATACGTAGTAACCAATCAAATATACTCATATTCAATCTTGCAGTTTTGAATATATATTCTACTGCTCTTTCTTTATCTTCCATTTTTATGTTTTAGATTATAATTTATTTTCCACTCTGGTTTGAACTGATTAAATGAATAAAATCCACTAGGAGAGAAACGTGCTATTAGTTTCTTATTACATGCTTTACAATAATATGTTACAGCAGAAGAGTTGCCTGTTCTATCAAACAACTCTTCTATTATTGATACATTTTGTACATCACCACAATAAAGACAGTGCATCTTATCTTCCAATAATTTAGGTTTCTTTGGCATATTAATACAGTTCTGATTCGTTCTTAGTTACAGGTGTTACATTATTTACATAATCATAATGTAATAATGTGTAAGCCAGTTTATCTGGCCACACATAAAATACTCTCATTTTAAGAGAGTCAGGCTTTGTATACACAATATCATTCTTCTTGTATTTGTGTACAATAATAGGAGCCATCTCTTTAGATGTACATCCCATCAATAACAATAAACAAACTATTCTTAACATGCTGCGTAGCCAAAGAATATATACAATCCTTCTTTCTCTTGTGTAGATTTCTTGTATTTAATACAAGCTACATTAGCATCTTGATTAGTAAGAATCTTCTCCATACGTACAAAGGTTGTATTCTGTGATTTTTCTGTATACTCACGAGCATACTTCACAGCATCAGTCTTGGTCTTGAAAGACTTCAACTGTCTATCATCCCAACCTGTATACACATTGTATTTAAGCTCCCATTTACTGGTGCCTTTAATAACAGTGTGATCAACAACAGATTTAATCTTGTTGTTGTTCTTTACAGGTGATTCTTCTTCGATAACATAACAATCACGCTTACCTGCATTCTCTAACATGTCATCAATAAACTGATGTCTGTCTTTCCTACTTTTACGAAAGTCAGAAGTTACATCTTTAAAACTAGTTGTTGTACTGATTGTACCATTGTAGGCATCTCTGCCAAATTCTGATTCTGCTGCTTCTACAGCGTGTGTATACGCTTCGCTAGCATTCATTCCTCTTTGTCTTGTGATAAAAGCTTCTGCTCCCATGTTTTTTGTGATTTAAATTGTTATAATTGATTAATATCATTCATTGCATCATCTATTGCTTTCTGATGACGACGAATCTCTTCATTTTTTATTTGTTTAGCACCATTGATAATCCATGTTAACATTTCTAATGTAACAGGTTGATCCTTACCATATCTCTTAATGCCATGTTCAATGGCTTGAAGCATATAATCCATAGTTATTTATTTAAAATGTGTGAAAATTATAATATGTAAACAAAATTGTTTACAATATGCCAAAGTCAGTAGTAAAACTGTGACAAATTCAGTAATAAAAAAACCCCAGATTTCTCTGAGGTTAGTTTACATAATTCCTAAAATTGGTAGTAATACTACCAATGCGCCTATTATTTTCGAATTGCGCCTATTTTTGTAACAAAACTTGTTAAATTATATCGTGTAATTCGATGATTTAATCTGTCAAATACAAAATAGCTAATTTTAAAATCTCAACATCATCATTACACATACCTAATAACGCATTGCATTTTCTACATAAAAGAGCTCTTGTTTTCCCTGTTTTATGACAATGGTCTATAAGTAATCCTCCAGTTTTTGATACTGTAGAATATTCGTCATTACATATTTTACATTTTTTATTTTGAGAAATATATAATTCTTCAAGTTGATGGATACTTAAGTTATATTTACGAAACACTTCTTTAGCCCTAGTTTTTGTATAATCATATGAATTTTTTCGATAAATACTATGGCATATTTTACAATAATGATGTACACCATATTTACCACGTTTACTTTTATGAAATTGCTCAAGTTTTTTATTTTCCTTGCAATTACTACAAACCTTTATCATCATATTATTATTTTAATAAATAAAGATAATATAATAATTGTAAAGTTTGTAACAAAATGTAACAAAATGTAACATTTATTTACTATATATGTTACAAACTTTACAATTTCACATATAAATTATTTGTCAAATTATGTTACACAATTCGACAAATAGTCGAATTAATGTGCATTATATTACACTTTTTGTCAAATTTTATACCCTTTCACGTATAAATATTGTAAATAGTGCAATGTTTTACACTTTAACTACTCCAAGTGTACATCCAAACATTTTTAGCACTTGTAAAATACTATCTAAGGTAAGATTACTTTTTCCTTGTTCTATTTTACGTATAACAGTAAGTGCTACACCTGTTTTTGAAGCAAGTTCTGTTTGTGTTAATCCAACTCGTTTTCTACTTTCTTTTAGAAATTTTGCAATTCTTAAAGAGTCCATACCTTTACCATCACTTAATAGTTCCTCAATGTTATGAGTAATTAATAAAGGAGTTACTAGACAACTGTTTAACAATAAAGAATTATTGTTAATCTCTTTCTGTATCCAGTATCTCTCTCTATTATCTAAATCATCATTTATACTAACGTATTCCAACACTTTAACAACAGGAGCATGCCCTATTATTCTTAGTTCTTCTACCCATTCTATTACTTTATCAGAATGACTTTTAGTTAAGTGTTGCATTGGTCTTGTCATACCTTGTGTAGACTTTCCTATGTAATGTATAGCATCAGTAAATGGACAACGTAATGAGTATATTAATCTTTGCTCTTTCATATTATATGTATTTTGATATAAATATAACATATTCATTTCAAAAATACAATAATAATCGTAAAAACATATAGTGCAATATTATACCCTTTCGCATATAATTTAACTAACACTTAGTGTTAATCATAATATCCTCTAAAGAACTTCTTCATCTTTTGTAAGAATGTAGGCTGTTGATCTTTAAGCATATGTGCTTCAGGAGGTATTGTTGTGTGGATGTGCGTTGTATCAACCTCTTCTGGATTATACTCACGCAATCCTAAATTAAGCTCAAACCAACTCATTGTTGACTGTGCTCTTGTCTTATTACACTTAAAAGTTTTCTTAATAAGTGGAAGAGCAGCCTTACGCCATTCTAATGTTTGTTCTGTTGTCAATGTATACACTCTCCAGAATTCTGGTGTGTCCACTGCGTCCTGATAGGTTAGTCCTATCATTTCCATTTGCATAGTGACTAACTTTCTGTTAATCTCTTCTCGTTGTTTATCTGATCCTGCCATTAAAATAAATTTAGTTGGTTTGCGATTATTACTGGTCTTCTTTTACCATTGTAATTAATCTTGTTAATAATTCTTTCTGCTTTCTCTATGTAATAAGAATGATTAATATTATCTAGAGGATGATCCTTAGATAACTTATTACATACTGTCATTAACCACTCACCTGCTTCCACTTGTGATATTGGTGCAGCGTTGGATAGACATTCTGGGTTCTTCACTTTTAACAGCTTCTCACCAGTGTTAGATACATAATATCTAATTAGTTTATTATATACAGTAGTCTGACCATTGAACTTACCTTCATAATGAAAGTCTCTGCTAGCCTTCTGTCTGAGACAAAAATCAAAGATGTTACTATGATTACTGATGCTATCAGCAACAGGAATACCATTGCAATAATAACGCTCAAGAGCAATAGGCACCACTCTAGCAGATTTGTTTTTATGTAATTCAAAATCTGTAAGGAAATCACCTTTCTTCTTAACTTCTCCATTGGTCTTAACTGCTAGATAATCATTAACTGTTGAGAATATAATCTTACTGTAATCTGTACGTTCTAGTTCATACTGAGTTAATTCACACCACCATGCATTAATCTCATGCATTTTATCAAGATGTGTCTTTTCTATTCTAATTGTGACACCATCTGTATTAGCTGAGATGACATGTATACCTGCTAGTTCATACGCTTCAATAAGCATAAGCAAGCTAAGCTCTCCAGTAATAGTAGTAAACATAGTGAGTTGTCTATCATAGATCCACGACTGTATATCAGAAGACTTACCATATACAGAATTGACAGCAAGCTTAAGAGCCCCAACAATCCCTGCAATGCGTTTATCCTTTTTAGCCTGTGGCTTAAGTTCAAGACGCCTCTCAAACATACGCTTATAGCCAGTAAGAAACTTTTTCCCAAGATGTTGAGGATACCTGCCATTATTGATAATGATAGCAGGATAATAACTAGACACATCCCAATCAATGATTTCAAACTGATCATCAGCTTCAAATACCTCTGGCTTGTTCTCTGTGTGTAAGCCGCCTTTAGCAAACGTATAAGTGTTGCCATAAAAATCTATGCTTTCTTTAAAATCATCATTAAGTTGTAATACCAATTTATTCATTCGTTTGAGAAACTCTTGTAATTGTGGTTGTGTAAACTTTACATAATCAGCTATACAATTTTTCACTTTAATCTCTTTACGAAAGAATCCTTTCTTAGGTAGATTATCATATGATATGCGTTCCTCTTCACAATAATACTTCTTAATCATCTCATCACCAATCTTACTATCAGAATAATTAAGACACGGAATCTTAAACTCTTCTTGTATGTCTAGTCTTAATTGTATTTGATTGTTACTTTTATATAATGGATGACTGGTATTACCTATTGTAACTTTATAAAACTCATGGGTTGCGTATACATCATTACGACAATATTCTCTAGTGATATCTATTTCTTCTTTAGACATGTTAGTTTTAGTATGATGAATAGGCATCTCTTCGATGTTCTCTAAATCCATCTCAAACTCAAGTCTTTTCAAACTCACCATACGATTCTTATTGTCGTAATGATTAATCTTGAACAAATCGATCTGCTTCATAGATAGATCGCTCTCTCTATATTCAGCAAATACATCATAATTAGCATCATGTATAACATCTTGAGCCTTCTGTGCAATTTTAGCACACACCTCTAGTCCATCTAACTGGTGCCATTGTTCATAGTTACGAATAACCCATTCTACCACTTGACTGTCAAATCTTAAATTATTATATCCCACCCAATAATGATTAGGATGAGATTCTATGAATTTAACAAATGCGTCAAGATTGTTGTGCCACCTACTGACCATAAACTCATGTTGTTCATGTAATTCTGGATCAAGTACGTTAATTAGAAACAACTCTTGCATTGTCTCAATATCATAAATTAGAACGTTCATTTGTCTTCTATTATCTCTATTAAATCTTTCATAGATAATGCAAACAAGCATTCATACTTATCTCCATTCCAATAATCAAGATAACTTTCTCTTGGAATAGCCCACCACAATTCTTCATGATGATTGTAGTGGAATACATAGTTATATATTTCTGTCATTTCTTTGTTGTTTTACCAATTACCCATATCGCTACTCTCATTATTCTAATAACAATGTTATACACAAAGTCTTCTAACCAAATGGTTATTCTACTTCTTTGATATGGTTTCATTGTTCAAGAGCTGTTCTAGTCTTGTTAGTCTTAATTTCACGTAAGCCATATTTCTCAAGATATTGACTCTTGCTACGCATATGCTCAATTTGTAATTCATTATCAACAGATCTAAATACATTGACAATTGCTTTAATCACCTCTGGTGATTCTATTTCTGGTGCTTTATTATTCATAGTTCGATTAATTATAGCAGACACCACCACGATGCCTGCAAATGTTAAAACATAAAATACTGGATGTATGTTAATCTTCATCGTCTCCATAATAATCCATTGGATCTATTGCTTCATATATATCATCAAGACTCACCCAATCAGGCACTTCCATCTTGTTGACATATTCACCACAATACGTGATTAGTTTAGTATCCTCAATGACCAAATCATCATCACCTGGCTGTTCTAATGTAGCTTGTGATGTATGATGAGCCCATTTGATTTCTACACTACAATATATATCATCCTGTGTTGGATGATAGAAGTCTGCGTGAGTTCTTCCTCTTACTGTGCTCATAGTTATATAGTAATTGGTCTTTCGTTATAATGAGTTTTGAAATAATCCTCATCAGCTTTCTTACTAGTGATGCCATTTTGCATACCTATTAGTTGTCCTGCTGCGTGAGCACTAATTATTTGATCTTTATTATCTTGAAGATATCTTCTAGCTATTGTTATAGCTATAGATGTATCAACTTTTTCTCCAAGTTTAGTAAATTCATGTAACACACTTTCAATTGCTGTTTTCATAGTTTTATTATTACTTTATCATTTAACATTACAGGTTTACCATAACTATGCACTTGTACATTAACCATCTTATTAAGATTAGAAGTTATAAATTGTGGCGATGCGTTAGCAAGTCTACCATCATTATTTATAACCCATCCTATATTAGATGATTTTACTACAACATCATTGTTCTCATCAACTAAATAGGGATTCCTATCTTCTGAGACTGTCAGCTTTAACTTTATCGTCTTCATAATATTTAAATCTAAGGTGAGTTCTATCTAATTCTGGATAGTTATGATAGGTGGTATCAGCAGGAATAAATTCAGATGCATTCAATACTTTGAATACACCATATATCACTGCAAATACTCTTATAGTAAAATACAATATTATAATTGTAAGTATTCCTGCTGTTACCCTATCTCTTATCATATTATTCAGATTTTGTTATTAACCTACCATGGCTAGTGTATCTACTACCTGGCTCCATATTATCTATATAGATGTGTTCTTGTGTAGCTATTCCAAATCTTTCTGTTTTATTTTGCATAAACCTACTTTTATTTGGAACTCCCTCATTCTGTGAGTTATATGTAACAAAAACCATCCATATAAATGCAAATAATGACACTAAGATAATAATAAATGTTAATATAAATGATAATAGTTTCATTTCTGCTCTATCTTCTGCTTTCATATTAATCTAGAAGTTTAGATACTAAACTACGTTCAACTTGATCTTCGATATTCTTACGAGCTCTCTCAGCTGCTACAGTAATCTCTACATCTGTAAACAGATAAGCGTTATACTGTCCATTACTATTTAAAATTACAGCTTGATAAGTATTATTAGCTGCTTTCTTCTTGTCCTGGTTCTTAACCTTGACAAGTTTACCCACTCTAGTTTTAATCATTGTTTATTTATTTATTTATTGGTTTAACTCTCTTCTTGATCATCATAATCATAATAATCCTCATCATATGATAATAGATAATCTACATCACATAATATTGCTTTACCATCATCATCTAGTATGGCCTTGTCATTTCCAATATAAATTCCTACATATCCGTGATCAGTTAGTGATATATAGTTCATCATATCAACATCCATTTGATACTCATCGTTATTGTATTCTATCCAATCAATTTGATCAGGATATGCAACAACAACTTCAGGTGTATCTGGATTGGAATCAACTGATTGTACTAAATAAGGTTTAACAGGAAAGCCATTCTCGTTAATATATTTCTCAATATCACGTGGAATGGCTTTAAGTTCATGCAAATGTAAATACTCATAATCATTTACACTCACTTGAATAGCGAACAACATACCCATCTCTAATATTTGAGGTTGATAGTGTCTGTATACTAGTTTAACTGCTGTGTAGTACATTCTTCGATTAGTTTTTCGGCCTTAAATATAGCAATATCTGCTTGAACTAACAAAATTATAGCCTCTAATTCTACATCATCTACTAATTCTGTATTAATAGTTATAGTATTATTAGTATAACCACTATTCTCAAATAATCCTACATTGACTGTTTTAGGCCATGATGAAAACTCCATGTTACAATAGTCATGTAATGGATGATAATGCATACGCACTGTATTTGATATGCGTAAATTAATACCAATAGATTTACCTTCTTCATTTACATCTTGTGGAAGGTTTAATGATTTTATATAATCTCGTAATTCTTTAGCTATTTGTAATAGCTCATTTGATTGTTGTCTCATGTCTATGCATGTTTAAAAGGTGGGCAATTACTCAAAAAAATCTATTTTACCAGGAGTACCAGTTAATCTCTTGTACATCACTTGTGTTTTAACAATGTTAATTGCTGTAGCGTATGCACTAATTGCAGCTTGTGCAGTTTTTAAATCTGCTGTTTTGTCAAAATTGGTTTTTAATGAATCTCCCATATCTTGAAGGACCAAACGAACAGACTTAGAACGATCTGTTTTAGTAACTACAACTAACCCTTGTGCTATTGTAGCTATTTCTTCTTTTTTTACTTTCTTTGTCATTTCTATGTATTTATTGGTTTAAATTCTTTACTTCTTTAATTTTACGTTGAATCTTAATCTTTTCTCTGAATATATGAAAGATGTCTTCAGGAATATCCTTTTTATGAATAGGAACATGTTTACGTATAACCATTGCAAGATAATTATCAGTTAATCCTTCAGAATCTCTTTTGTAGTATTTAATACGATATGGTTTATCTTTCTTAAGATTACATGTTTTACATGAATGTCTTAAATTGCCGTCTTTAATTGAGAACTTTTCAACAGCAAGATTTTCATTACACAGATAACATTTCTTGAATCCATCAATAATAGGATAACGAATTTCTACGTTTGGAATCATACCTTTAGCTCTTCTCCATTTAACAGCTTCCTCTAAATCACATTCTATGCAATGGCCTAGTATGCCTGATTTATTTATGGCACGTTTATAAAAGTTAGTAATTGGTTTTACTTCATTACATCGAGTGCATTGTTTACATCCATCAATAACAGGATACCATTTGTTAGGCTTTACACCTTTTTCTCTCCTATTTTTTATATAATAAACAATCATACACTCTTTACAGTGGCATCTATAAGTAGACTCACCTTTTGTATTCTTTTTTAGTGAATATTCACTAATTGCCTTTGTAACATTACATTTACCGCATAGTTTCATTCCATCAATTACAGGATAGTATTTTTTAGGCTGTACTCCTTTTGCTCTTAGTTTTTCTAATTGCTTTTTATTAGTACATTTTTTACAGTGAGCCTCTGGTGAAGGTGATCCATCCTTTTTCTTTCTTAACTTATAATCAGATAAAGGTTTTATTACATGACATGTACTACATTCACTGTGACCATCAATAACTAGACGCCTTTTCATAGGTTGTACTCCTTTCAATCTAGCTTTTGTTATCAAGCTTTTTTTCATACACATCTTACATAATCTATCATATGTAATTGTTCCAGTTGCATTCATTCCCTTCCAATATTCAGATGTTGGTTTTATAGTATGACAGTCAGCACACTCTTTATGTCCATCAGTAACTGGATATTCATTACGAGGTTTCGTTCCTGCAGCTCTATTTCTATTCATTGCATATTCAGCTCTGCATTTCTTACAGTCTGGAGTAGGAACATATAAACCACTAACATTCTTCCATCTACTAAATTCAGAAACTTGTTTTGTAACATGACATCTGTTACATTCTTTGTGATTGTCAATAACTGGATAAGCTGGCTTCATAATATTGTTATTTAATAAATAAATAATAAAAGAGCTCAAGGACAATGTCCAAGAGCTCTATGCATTCAACCTTTTAACCCTAATTCATAATTTTATAGCCTGTTGTTAATAGTTGTTTTAATAGGCTAATTTTAATCTTTACTACCACAAAGTTATTGGCATAAGCATAGTCATGCATCACTTGTGGATAATCTTTACACCAATTATAATATTTGTGTAAATCAAAATTTAAGGTTGCCATCTTCTTGATGATTTAGAATGTGTGGATAATTTATATATTAGTGGTGGTTATAATATTTATTTCTTTCAATAATTGCTATTGCAATACATAACATAGACATAAGCAATGATACAAGACCAATGTCATAATATGGAAAGCTCATCATCCATAAGAAATTAACAAATGCTAGCACTCCCACTAGCATTGGAAATATAAAATTTAGTTTATTCATATTGTTTTTTTAAGTGAATGAACAACAAATAAAATACATGATGACAATAATAGCCTTTTGATAACCGTTTAAGAATATCAAATAATCTCTTCTTATCAATTGTACAGTTATAAGATTATCAATAGTATTTTGCCATCCTACAAACTCTAATAAATGTTGCATAATGCTATATATTTATACAAAAAAGAGAGACTAAACGTCTCCCCTTTCTGCGTGTGATAATAAATAAATAAATACACAACCAATAATACCAAAGAACATAAATGCTAAATGCACATCCATATCAAATGGTTCTGTCATTATCTTATACACTAATGCATATAATACAATGATGACACAACAAAGAGCATAAATACAACTACGCATTAATACACGTCGTTGATGATTAATAGCTCTTTTAGCTAAACCACTATAGTATAAATGATTGTCTCTATTAGGTATAGCTTCGCGTGTTACCTTGATGTGACCATTGTATTTATCTTTAGTGTAATATGCCCAATCTTTATCTTGATATGAGCCCATATGTAAACCATCTTGGTTGTACACAGTGTAATAATTTGAATCTTTCATTTGAATATTATTTAAAAGGTTAAAAATACATTAATAAATTGGTCACGTTCGATTATAGTATATCCAGATGTATTACATTCCTAGAATATAACATTGATCAACCAAAGACATTCAGCGTCCCTAAATACTAATACATTGTGCACATGCATTAATAGCTATTGGTATTTTATACTATAATCTCCCGAAACCTATACCCCTCTGCATTCAATTGTAATACTTGTTTGATGTTATCTCATTTCAATAGAGCAGGATACTCCACCAATCATTACTAATTGGCTTCTAAGTCGGTGTATATACACAGTCCTGTTTGTTTTACTCTATCTGTATTACAATTGCTATCCCTTGGGAAGATAGAATGATGCATTAAATAATATATTATATGACTGCTCGCTGCATTGCAACAGTAATGTAGGCTTTATTATTTTACCTATGTTGTGAGCTATTGTTATCATAAAGATATCTTCTCGTCATATAATATATATATCTTGCATTAAATAAAAATAGATAGTTATAATATGATGAACCACGCTTTTACAATAATAGACAACTCTATTAACTGTCATCATCAGGTATGGCCATAACCTCTTTATATTATAACTATCTATTCTTACTATAAATAGCTCAATTGATTAGCGAATAGATAATCACAAGCAAAAGACTCAAGCTTGGATAGTATCTCTTTCTCTAAAGCTAAATGTGGAAGAACATAATAATGATCTATTAACTCACTATTAGCTTTAATAAAATCATTAAGTACTACAAGAGCATCATCTTCATTTAATGTCCAATTGTTTACTATACGTGTTGCTTTCTGTATTAGGTACATGTCTTTATTGTTTAAAAGGTTTTAATGCTATATATTTCTTATGTAGCACGTTATTTATCATTCTTAATTTAGCACTATTATCACCCACATGGTCACACGACGACTCTTTTACACCCACTTAATCAAACAAACTAATGCTATTTTACCATAAAAGTTACTTTGTCCCTAAGGACCAATGATAATATTGCATTAGTTTACTAATATCCCACCCACGAGCTGTACTCACCTTCGTCACCCACCCTATATATAAAGAATGTAGAGCCCCGAAGGGCCCTACTATCCTTATTGTTAGACTGGTGCGTTAGCCACAGAATCAGCTTTTTTAGTGCTAACAACACTAATAGAGGCTTTGGCCTGAGTAGCACGATGCTCCAAGTAGCCGTGGTAGCTTGCAACTGCCTCGATGGCATCACCGTGCTCTTCCTTGCTCTTGTAGATTTTAGTAACAGTAAGACGAGTGAAGGTTTTAATCTCTCCTGTTTCCTTATCAATCTCAGGAACTCTGTTGCCTTCAGCGTCAAGCTCATCAGTTAAGACATTGTACTGCTTGTTGGTAAGAACAGCAAAGAATACTGTTGGTACCTCAGCGTCGGTAGCCCAACCTTTAGCCTTCATCATCCGTCCTGGGATGAAATAGCGTTCAGAAGTTTCAGCATCATAACCTGAGAAGTTACCTGCTGTTGAGAAATTACCGCCTTCGATAATTACGTTCTTGGTTGCATTAATTTGTAATTGTGACATCTTAATATTATTTAGATTGTTATCGGCTCACAGTTGGGGGATAGGGCCAACCTGCCAATCAGCCCATGGGGTTGTCATATGGAGTGGTCAACACGGTCACCAATATGGACGGTGTGGGGGGTGCATAAATTTTTGGGAAAAGTTTTTTTTGGAATTTGAAAAAAGATTTCTCATCTTTGGGGGGGATAAGGGGGGGCTCCATATATAAAATATAAACTATTATGA